CTTTATTAGATTCTGGCTTTTCTAAATATTGAAGTTGTTCTTTTGTTTCGACAATGTAATACATAACCTTTATTATTAGGTTAAATATATAATAAAAATTTTAGTCTACCAAATCATATTCAAAAGGATGTAAAGCAAATTGAAGTGGATCTGTAATAAATAATGTTATGCCAGTTATAGCTTTTTTCTCAACATCTTGTAGAGAACGTAAATTTGTATCTACAACACCTGATTCTATTCGAATATTGTCTCTATATACATCATAAAATGGACCAAATATTTTCCAACCAAATGAAGCAAATCTATAAGATTTGGATATACTTGAATCTTGAGTAATTTTATTAAATGATTCTTTATTTAATTCAACAATATTAAGTTCAGGACGAGTTGTTGCTTTTAATTGAGCTACATAACGTGTAAAATATCCTTTATTGTAGTCATCTGAAGAGGGTTGGATAAAGTTAGTTTTTAATAGAGGGGAACTTATAATTTTATCAAATATTTTTGAGTAACTCTTAGATACACTATTATTTTTAGCTACAAAATTTAAATCAATTGTTGTATTGGTAACATTATTTGTTAAATTATTTAATTGAATAGAAGCATTAGTATGGTTCTTTTCAGTCCAATATCTATTAAGATTATCTTTATGATAAAATCCTTTATAATCTTCTCCACTAGGCAAAATATATTGATGCCCTTGAGTATATCCTGTTTCTACTATATTTGATGGTGATATATACATTGTTAATCTGTGTCTAGTTTATATAGTCCCTCTCCTTTAATATCTACTTCTAATGATGAGTATGTTGCTGCATTACCTTGAATAAGGTAGCCCCATTGTGTTACACTACGAATATATTCATCAATTTTAAGAAGTACATAAGTGTGTACCATTTTTAAATTAATAACATCAACTTCTTTTTTTTCCTCTATATATAGATTTGTAGCTTCTTTAGCTGTAGATAATCTTTGTGTAGTGATAGTTTTTTTCGATACAAATGGTGGATTTGATTTTTCTAAAAATGCTTTAGGATCTTTTCCAAAAAATTCTGGTTTATATAAAAAGAAATCTTTTTCTTTATTAAATCCCTTTTTTTTATCTGTTAAATCTTCTTCCAAATTAGTTGTATCTAAAAGATATTTATCAAATAAATTTATAAATTGTCCTACAATAGAAGAAGTAATTGGTGAACCATCAGGTAAAGTTATTGTTGTAAATTCATCAAAACTACCTGTTGGGAAATTAGGTAATGTGGTATCTATTTTCTTTGTTTCCCACCATAATTTCATATAATTTTTTATTCCCCCACCACCTGATCCTTGTGCATTTCCCTTAAATCCATAACCTCCTGTTAATGTACCCGGATTTGATGCATTAACCTTTGGATCATCACTAAGTCTATATAATGATTCTTGGATTTTTTCAGGATCAAAATACCCAAGATCCATACCCTCACCTTTAATAACAGCTTTAGTACCTGCTTCAAATGGTGTTTTATATTCTAAAGCTCCTTTATCAGCCATTATTCTAACCATGAGATAAATAACATAATCTGCCATAGCATAAAATATATAAGATCTAGCTTGACTTTGTTGTCTTAAAGCTTCAATAGCTTGTTTTAGTTTAGCTTTATCAACATTAGAAGGATAATTTTCATTTTCTAATAAACAGATTTGGGTTTTGAGAGTTGTAGTCCAATCATTGTTTTGTAACATATGAGAAATACCTGTTATAACAAATCCTAAATTCTTATTATAATAATCTCTAGGTAGTATAGATTGATCAATAGTAAAGATTTGTCCTACAACAAAACCACTAAGACCATCTAATGTTATTTCTAATTCAAAAGGAATTAATGCTTTAAAATCAATATCTTTACCATTTAATTGATAAAGAAGGGTTTTTAATAAATTAGAAGCATTTGATATTTCTTCCTCTTTAGGAGTACTTATATAATTATATTGTTTAGTATTAACTGGTTCCTGAATTCCTAGAACTTTACGTTTAACATATGCTGTTAATGCTCTAACATTTTCATAAATTTGAAAATAAACTAAATTTTCACCACTTATCAGTGGGCTAGAGTTTTTATTACCTTCACTAAATGTTAAGTCACGTATAACTCTATCTTTTAATCCTTTATTAAATAAAGCTTGAGTTGATGCATATATATCACCTAAATTACTAGATGCATCTCCACTTGCTGCAGCTCCAATTGCTATCATAGAGGCTTGTTCTGGGAATATTTTTGAGTTGATTGTAACAGCACGACATACACTCTTTAAGCCAATAACATCCATTTTAAATTTATTATTAGCAGATTCTCCAACTTCAAGATATTTAGCATCAATAATTTGAATTATATTTTTATCTGTGTATAATTTAAAATCATTAATGCCACCTAAAGAAAATGATATACTTTCTAATAAAGAAGTTAAAAGATCAGTTATATTAACTCCATTAGAACCAGATAAATCTCTATATGTTTGTATAATTTTACCTATTGATATATAAATGTTACCTATCTCTCCAACACTAACTATTTTTTGAGGAACCTCAGTTGTTTTATTATCCTTATCAAAAACTTTAACTATTTTATCTTTAACAACTCCATCAAGAGGAAATGTTGGTAATCCTATAGTAATTCCTGGTGTTAATTCCTTACCATTCCAGGTTAAATTAGTATATAATTTAGGAGTGAATCCATCAGTAACATTTGTTATAAAACTAGCATATGGGTTATGAACTAAACATGTTGTTGGATCAATACTAACTGTATCTTCACTCATTAGACAAGGAGTTCTTCCCGGAAGTACAAGATAAAGTAATGAATCAAAAATTTTTTGTTTTTTATTTGAATCTATAATAGTTTTCTCACTTCTAGGGATAAAAAATCTCTGAAGTATAGCTACAAACATATTAAAAGAAATATATTCAATACCAGATCCATCTGTTGAACCTTCAGCTGGTAAAACTCCACCTGGGAAATTATTTATAGGTTGTCCATAATAATCATATACTCCTGCTGCAGAACCGTCATCCTTGCTATTATACACCTTATATTTAGTAGTTTCTTCTTTTAAAGCAGTTTTAATAAATTCAAATTCTTCTGATATTTTATTTAAAATTACTGTATTATCAACTCCTTGAGCATAAAATTCTCCAGTTGGACCTGGTGTTGGTGCTGGTGTTGGTGTTGGTGGTGTTTCTCCTTCTTTTACAGGAGGAGGTGTTGGAGGAGGAGGATTTCCTAAATCTGTAGTTTCAGAGTTGTTGAGTGCTCCTTTTATAGTTAAAAATAATTTTTCAAAAAAACTAATTGGAGGTTCTTCAGCTTCAGAAGTATTTAATCCAGATGATGGTGCTGGGATTGATTTACTTCCAATAATAGTTCTAGGATTGTTACTAGCTTTTATCTCTTCTAAAGCTTCACCTCTAGAAATAATAGTTGTAGTACATTGCCATCCACCATTTGACATTAATTGCCATGAAAAGTTTTTAACAAAACCAATCATAGCATCATAATTACCATTATATTTTTCTATACTAGTATCAATTAAAGCGTAAATTTTATCTTCTTCTATAGGATTAAGTAAATCAATAGGCACAGGTGCTAATAAATTTTCAATTGTAATGGGTCCATCTGGATATGAATTAATACTTTGTTTAGCTGGTCCATGATCTAGATATTGAGACCATCCCCAATCTATAAACACACTATAACCAGGACGCATAAATAATACTTCTAGTTCTTCTAGTTGATGTTTATCCCAAGCATAAAAGTTAACAGTCGCTTCTCTTAATGAACCATAAGCTGATTTATTTTGGATACTTACTGATGTTATACCAGGCATTGGTCTAATTCCAAATAACCTATCTATTTGATTTGATTTAGGGTCATTATTTATTTTATCAATATTACTTCCATAAACACCATCTTTTTTATTAACTCCTCTTCTTAAGTAAAATCCTTTATCTCCTTCAAATAAAGCACCACCTTCTAATATGTATTTTTTTGTTAATTGGTTATCAACATATCTTTTATCATCAGTCCATTTACCTTTATCTTTATTAAATTTTTGAGAATTATAATTAACCATTGATATCATTCTTACCCAACCGTTTTTACCAGTTGTATAACGTAAGAAAGTATTATCTCTTAGTCCAATACCTGCTACATTATTATTATCAACTTGTCCTACTACTTTTTCTCGAGCTTTAAGTTGGGCAGCAACAAATGGTTTTAAAGTACTTTTAAAAATAGACATAACTTATTTTAATTATTTAATTGTTCATAATCTGCTAATATCTGATTGATATTACTTGGTATTCTTAATTGAAACCCAATTGTTGGGTATAATGAATCATTAGGTAAATCAGGATTAGATGTTGATAATATCCACCATAATGATGGATCATTATAAAATTGATAAGCTAGATTATCTAATCTATCACCACGCATTGTATATAAAAAAACATCCTCTTCACTTAAAGGGATATCTGGATATCTAACTGACGCGCGATATCTAGTAACTTTTGGATATTGTACTGTTGGTACAGTTTGAATTATCGGAATATTATCATAGCGTTCCATGATAATAAATATAACTATATTATACTTTTTAGGTATTTGTTGGTAGCATCATTTGGTGTGATAAATGGAGATTTATCAAGTGTAGATGCTTTTGCTCTACGTGGCAAGAAGTTATGTATAGGTTTAAATGATAAATTTACTTTAATATGTTTAGGTACTTCATATTGGTTTTTATACTCACCTTCCTCTGGTGCATCAAAGGCTATTTCCCAATGGGTATCTAACATGCCTGATAATTTAATATCTGTAAATACTCCTGGTTGTCGGTAAATATAATCTCCAACTGTTAGATATCCTATATTACCTCTCATTTTATTTGCTGTATTATAGTCAGGAGCAAATGCTGACATTAAATAATTTAGTTTTTGATATAATGGAGCCATTTCAGCAGGTGAATGAGCATGTATAGTAAATGCCACACTCATGTCTCTTGTAAACCCATCATATACATAAAAATCTTCACCGCGACCCATATAACGATATGAATTCCATCTGGCTTGCATACCATCTGAAAAATCATCTATATAAGCTCTAAAAGCTAAAACTGTAGGGACATTAGTATCATTATTTAGAAATTCAATTCTAAATTTAATAATGTCTCTTCCAAAATATCCTGACTGTACCTTTTCTGTAGATCCACTAGTATATGTGAAAAGGTTTGATGCTGCAGGAAGAGAATTATTAAGTGTACCTGTTTGACTTTTACCATAAAATGTTTTACTGTCCATAACACTAATAGTGTTAATAGCATCTACACTTCTTAATGGTCCTGGTCCTGGTCTAGAGACTCCTACTCTACGTTCTATATCAATACTTCCACTAGGTCTATTAGCTATATTTTTATTAGATATTAATGGAGAATTTAGTAATTGAGTACTTAAAGAATCATCTAATTTAGCTTGTGGGGTATTAAGTATTTGTTCAGCAGTTAATGGGTTGAAAGTTGAGTTTAGACCAAAAAACTGTCTTACCACATTATTAACAAGGAGTTTATTACTTAAATCTGTAGATCTAACATCATTTGTAGTAATTCTGGTTTCTCCTACACCGTAAGAAGAATTAGCTCCCCCATTATATTTATTTAATTCTAAAACCCCATAGGGTGTTTTTGAAGATAACTTTAAATATTTAACTAATCTATTATTAGGACTTCCTGTTTCTTCATTATTATTTTTAACTATTTTTTCATAGTTATATCCTTTAATATTATCAGTACTATTATTTAAATAACCCCCACCTCCAATAGGTAATATACCCTGTCTAATAATATGTCCTCCAAACGCATTTAAAGGTATTTGAGTTAACGTATTTAATCCTAAATTATATATTTGGTTAGGAGATCTTTGTTTTATAAAATCATTTATAGCGCTAGTAGCTGTATTAATAACCCCGGCTGCTTTATTTAATAAATCTGATTTAGTACCTAATTTACCAAAAGTATCTTTTGGGGCTTCTTGTTCTAACTGAGGATTAGATAATTGTAGTCCAACTTGTTTAGTTATGAATAAAACACCTTTTCCAGACGCAAGGAATTTACCTACACGAGCTGTATCTCTAACTGATGCTAGAGTAGCATTAAGTACTCCACCTCGTATTAAACCATCATCAAACGCTGTGTACTTTAATGTTGGTACTTCAGGTTTATTATTAAATGATTGGTTATAATACTGAGCTAGTTTAGACCAGTCATTATTTAACTTTAAAAAAGGCATCTATATTATTTAGTATTAGTATCTTCCTTCACGTGGTCCTTTACTCGCATAAGGTCCTCCTAATGATGGATAAAAAGGTCTACCGGCGAATTGATCAGGTACAGATACTGGTGGTTGAGATGGTGGAACAAAGACTGTAAATCTTCCTCTACCATATATTCTTCCAGTTAATAAGTCTTGAGATCCTTTTAAAGCATTATTGCTAGCTAAAGCTTGAATATCTGAACTTGTTTGTTGTCCTATATTTTCAAAGTTAGGACCGAAATTTCCATTTAAACTTAATGTACCACCTTGTAATTGATTAATTATTGGCATAGTTTGTTATTTTAATTATTTGATATAAATATGTAACGTTTATTTTAACTGAATGAACTTTGTTGATTTCCGTACAAATTAGAAGCAGTATTAAAATCAAGTATTGTTTTACCACTTACATTTAATTGTATTGGTCTATCTATAAATTGCGCTAATAATTCATTTGTACGTTTAGTTTGTTCTTCACGTTGTTGTTTAGCTTTTTCTTCACGTTCACGAGAGTTTCTCTCAGCATTAAATAATGCTGTAATAGCACCTGCTATACCACCAATTGCTCCTCCAATAGCTGTACCAATACCTGGTATAATAGATCCAATCATAGCACCTGTACCAGCATATGATGCTACTGTACCAACTCCAGATACTGCATCTTTACCTGCTCCTTCATCCATTTGTCCTGCTATTAAATCTGATCCTATACCTATAGCTGCTCCTATACCAAATCCTTTAGCTCCTTTAGCAAGTGATTTACCAAGAGTCATATTTTTACCTCTTCCAAATCCCCCTTTATCCATTAGTTTCCCAAATGGTCCTTTACCACTAAACATATCTGTTAAACCTCCACCTCCAGATTGAGTTGTATGTATAGGATCTCCATACCTACCAGATGGTTTACCTAAAAGCATACTTTTAGCTCCTCCCATCAACATTCTTATACCTCCTATTAACAATGGAGCTCCTATAATAGCTGTTCCTAAAGCATTACCTAATGTTCCACCTGTCATTTTTCCAAAAAAACTAAATATTTTTTCAACAAATCCTAAAGCTCCTTCTAACATTTTAAAAAGCTTTTGCATTGGACCTGATGTTATTCTTCCTATTACATCAGCTATTTTTTCAAAAACATATTTTTGTTTATCAGCTAATGTTTTAGCCTCAAGATCTTTTCTAATACTTTCATCTATCTTAATACCTCTTTCATTAGCTAATCTAAGTTGTTCTTCAGCTGTTTCTTTTCCTGTTAATTGTAATTTATTTTCAAACTCACGTTTACGAAGCATATCACCCATTTCAGCTGTAGTCATACCAAAAGCTTCAGCATATGCTTTTTGCTGTATAGTATTCATTTTTTGGAACTGAGCTATACCACCTGTTTGTTTAGCTACTTCTGATGTTAACGCAACTAAATCTCCTGATAAAGCTGCCGCTCTGGCTTTTTCTAGATTTATTTGCTTACCTGTTAATAATTCAGCTTTAAGTTCATTTTCAATTGATGATTCAAAATCAAGTAATGAATCTCCTATTTTATTAACTTGTTCTAAATTTAAACCTAACCTGTCAGCTTGCATAACTGCTTTAGTTAGTTCTTGAGTATTACCTTTAAATTTAGTTAATATTTCACCACCAGTAGCACTTACTTTTTGCATTACTTTCTGATAGCTTATAGTACCACCAAACTGTCTTTTTTGTTCATTAGCAGTTCTAATAGTAGTATTAAGAACATCTTTAGTAGATTCACCATGTTCAGTAGCTAACTCAGTTAATCGAGCAGCACTTTCTTCACTTACACCATAGTAGTGAGTTAAACGTTCAAAACCATCAACTGATTGATTAGTATAAACAACACTGGTGCCTAATAATTCATTTAATTTAGTTCTACCTTCTGTTAATCGTTTTTCAGTGATAAAAGCATCATTAGTTGAGTTAGCATATTCAAAAGTACTTTGAGCTAATTTAGCAGATTGGTCATATGATATTCCTAAAGATCGTTGTTGAGCTACTTGTCTTTCATTTATATCTTTATTAAGATCAAAAATCTTTTTAAATAAAGTTACTTGAAGACCTAAAATAATTAAAGGATCTTTTAAAGATTTTCCTATTTGAGAAAAAGATGATGATACACCTTTTCCAAAAACTCCCCAAGCTGAGTTGGTGTTAGCTGCTGCTCCTTCCATAGCTTCCTTAACTTTCTCTACTTTTATTAAAGAGTTAAGTATGGGTATTTTAGATATACCATCAAATATTTTATAAGTTATACCTAATGATTTTTCTTGTTTTTCAGCCTCATTATTTAATTGTTTAGCTATAGCTAATTGTGTGTTTTTTCTTTCAAGTATAGTTTTTAATAGATCTTTACCTTCAATTTCACTCATTAATCCTTCAGATATAGATTCTTTAATTGAATTTTCTAAAACTGCATGATTACTTAAAATAGTTTCTATAGCTGAATTAACATCTTTTATTTTTATAGTTCCCGCTAATTGTTTATTTGTAAGATCAACTAAGTCTGTAGAATCCATTCTTAATTTTCTGAAACCTTTAGATATATCATTTGATATAGTTTGAGCTACTTTTTTAGTATCTCCTTTGAGTTCTTTTATTTTAGCTTTAAGTCCAACCTCAATAGCTGATCCTATACCTAAAAAGTCATTTCTTAATGTATCAACTATAACAGTAGTATCTTTTAATAGATCATTTGTCTCTTGTAATTCATTATTAAAAGCAGCTTGTTGTTGTGGATCTTGTTGTTGTGGATCTGGCATTATTAATTAATTTATATCGGGGATAAATATGAAAGCGCCCTATTTCTTGGGCGCTTTTACTTTAGTTATAAAATCTGGTGGTTGTATTTTGCTAGGAAGAGTTGTATCTTCTGTCATTTCTTTATTACCACTCATAGATTTATTTTGAGTTTCTATAGAATTAGCTATCTTTTTTAAATGGTAATGTCTATATCTTATAGGCATACTATAAGCTTCACTATGAGTGAAACCACCATTTCCGTAGTAACACAATGCATGTACTTCTTCTAGCACTATATTCTTATACTCAGGACTCAGGCCAAAAAAAGCTAACCCCTATTGGTAGTTCGATGCCCTCCACCACATCGCCATTTTCCTTAATAGCATTAATTTTTAAATCAACATCTGGTGTTATCTTATTAACTTGATCACGTAATGCTCTTACATCTCTAGATAACATATTATCTACAAATTCACGTATTGTAGCTATTTCTCGATCGCCATTAATAGATGTTATTAGATATTTTAATCGAGTTGTGATAGTAGTAACTGATTGTGGATTTATTTTCTTTAATCCTTCAATTTCTTTATCAATTTTTTTCTCATCACCATGAGTTAATAACTTAAAAGTTACTGTTATTTTAGAAAATGGTAGTGTAAAGTTAAATTCATTTTTACCACGAGTAAATAACGATTCATCTAAAAATTTAGTTTCAATCTGAGTTAAGTCAGCTGTAGCTTTTTCACCCTCTCCTGTTTCAGGATTGGTAATCATAAACTCATAATCTTTACCATAACCTAAAATACGAGCAGCAATTAAAATTGCATTTTTATCTCCATTTAGTAATTCATTATAATCAATAGGAGTTACAATCATTGATTGTAACAATTTATCAATTACAACACCTTGTCTGATAAAGTTAACATTAGTTAAAATGTCTTCTTCTTTAGCGGTCATATACTTCATCTCAATAACACCTTTTGATAGGAGGGATGATTCTGGATAAAGTAAACCCTTAGAAGGTAAATCAATTTGTTCTGTTGGGTATTTTAATTTTTCTTCCATAACGTTATATTTGTTTTATATATATAAATATATAAGAATAAAAAAAGCCGTCCAAATGGACGACTTTCTTAATTTTATGTTTTTAGACTAGTAATTTAAGATGCAATAATCCATAGTAATTGTAGTACTGATGCTTACATAAGCTTCATTTGCCCAATCGTACTCACCAAAGTTAGCTTCTTTAACATAAGCACCTTTGATAATCCACTCACCTACTACATCACCAACTGGTCCTAAGATATCTAAACGTAAATCTTTTTTA